CACTCGCCATGTTTATTCTCCTGTGTCACCCGACGCAGCCATCATTCGCCAGCCAGCCGGGATATCTTTGTAATCTGAAAGCTGGGTGCAGCCCGTAAACATCTGCGTATGCGTAGTCACCGCAGGCAGCTTATCGATGAGCTTTGTCGCCTCACCAGTTACCTTCGCCGCGCCATAAAACAGCGATGCGCTGTTGATTACATGCGGATAAGTTTCAGCACTGAAAATATCGTTCACGTCTGATGTGAGCGATGAGCACTGGAAAAATGCGGTGGAAATATTTATCAGTGCCTCGCTGCATGCCAGCAGCATGCCGGGCTCTACGGTGGTCAGAGGACAGTAAGCGAACGCACGGTATATATCCTGCAGTTTGCTGGCACCGCTCAGGAATCCCGCCGGCAGCGCGGTGAGGCCGGACTGCCTGAACGCGCCCTCAATACTCAGAATGCCGGTTTCCCCACACAGGAAGCCCGCCGGCAGTGCTTTTAGTTTCGTGCAGCCCTCAAAGGCATATGACGCACTGGTTAACCCGTCCAGGTAGTCAAATGCCCCGGGTGCGATTTCCGCCAGGCCTGAATGACCATAAAGCAGATATGAAATAGAAGCGCGATGGCCGGCAAGCGCATGCAGCTTCGTCACCTGGTTGCGATCACCTAATACGCCCGATTTTGAGAACGTGACCGATTCACTGCCGTAAACCGTGATTGTGTGAGTTGCGTCAAGCTCCAGCTCAACCGTGGACGCCACCCCGCCGCCGGTAATCGACACGTATTCTCGTCCGGGGTGGCCATCGCCGTAATCGACAAGATAATCCTCGCTGCCCGAGATATAAAAAAGTGCGCCGCCGCCTTTGGTGTAGTGAATATCAGCCCTGGCGCCCGCCACCACATGAACGATAATAACGGCGGCTCTACCGGCATCGGTTGTTTTGAGCGTAATCTGCGTTTCCCCGATTCCCGTCGCGCGAAGCGTCACTATGCCGTCACCTGTACTGGCCGTGCATGACTCAGCATCAGCGGTTGCCGCACTGAAAGAGGCATCATCAACGCCATCAGGAATAACCCGTACGCCGATAGCTCTTTCATCGCCAGGCAGCAGCCAGACCTCATCCAGTTCAGGCACAATCGCGCTCGGGCGGATCCTGAGCTTGTAGTGATCGAACCAGGTTACACAGTCAAAATGACCGGGGTGAATGTAATCCGTGCTTTCATTCATCACGTCGAAAAAATAACGCCTGCAGGTGCGACCATACTGCCGAACCAGGCGCATCATGAGCGTATTGTCGCGACTCAGCTGCTCATCGTTAATGCGAATCAGGATCACATCCCAGTCATACTGCAGCTGGCGCTCGAGCTGTTGAATTTCGCCAATCTCAAGGCGCTCAAAAATCCGGGAAAAGCCCACCATGCAGCCCGCATCCTGGGCGTTTACAAAAGCGTATTTCACGCGCAGACGAAAGAGACTCAGCGACTCCCCGGGAAAACGCTCAACATCGCGCTGGTAGGCCAGCAGGGCGAGCAGCTGCTCGTCGCAGGTATCAACATCAATTTGCGCTAGGGGGAACGTCAGCCAGTCGCGCACGCGCCCCCACCACGTTTTTGAGGCATGCGCGAGCGTCAGCGGCTCGCCCTTATTCATCCACACCGGCAGATTGATATCGGGAAATTTATTCTCCATAGGACACCTCAAGCGTGCCGAGGCGCGGCACGTTCAAATCACTGAGAATGTCGCCGGCATCAAACACCACTGACTCAACATCTTTAAAGGTTTGGTGAATTTCTTCACCCAGGCGCGACATCGAGAAGCGCGCAAATGGCCAGGTTTTCTGCACGTTGTAATCATTGTTCTCACGAAACGCGCAGCGGATGAGATCGGCAATATCGAGGCGCAGCCGCTCCAGCTCCTCCTCCCTGAGCAGTGACGAACTGTAAAGATAAATTCTGGCGCTGAGGTCGTGGACGGTTTCAGGCAGCTGCAGCGCGAGAACGTCATCGCCGTGACCGTGGTGGCCCTGCGCCATCACGTAGTCATTCACCGTCTCGATAAAAGGCTCGCTCGATACGCCAGCATCGAGCAGCAGAAACACATTTGCTGTGCCAGGCCCGCGCGGGGCGTCATGCTGAAAATAAATGCGGTCGGTGGTGATGCCGGCGATACCGCTAATCATGCCGCGGTAAACGGCATCGATATGATATTGCCCCACCAGGTTAAACTGGTTTTTGGTGCGGTCGCGCAGCTCGTCGTCGCTCTCCTCATCCGCGCCCGGGGTGACAAGCCAGTTTTCTTCGTTGACCACGCTTGCGATCCCGTCGATGGCCACCGGCAGGATGCGGAAATATCCCGGCGCAAGGTTGCTCGCCGCCCCCTCATCGGTCGCCGTTACCGGCACAAGCGCGCTGGCCGCACCGGCTGAAAGGGTAAAGTCCTCGCTCGTTTCGAGCTGGTGAATTCTGCCGTTAATACGTTCGGTCTGAATAAGCGTACCCGCAGGCACCGTAATTTCACGGTCGGGATCCGATTTGGTAAAACGAATCACGCCGGCCGCCGCCGTGGCATCCTTGCGGGATAGATTCACCGCCCAGGCGAACAAGTCCAGAAACATGCCCGACGCCGTTGCCAGAAACATGTTGGCCATAACGATATTGACCAGCGCATCCTTGAGCCACATCACCGGCGCGGTGACGATGGCCGTGATAAGTCGCCAGAACGGGCTCATCCGCGAGGTGTTGGTGATGAGTCCTGCCTCTTTAACGATCTCGTTAAACTCATCGCGCACCTGCTCCTCAGTAACGGGCATTCCGTTCTGCGCCAGGATGCTTTCATAATCTGGATCCGGCCTGTTGCTCATAGCGTCAATTCCTTCTCAATGCTTCCAAAATCCCGCGTCGTGGCGGTGATGAAATATTTACCGAGCTTTAGCTCTGTGAGCTGCGCCGTGCCCGGCTCAAGGCGCTCATCTGTCTCAACAAGCAACTCCAGCTGCTGCGCAATGTCATAGCGCAGCGTGGGACTACGTTCACCAACAAGCTGTTTTGCAAGCTCGGACTCAATGATCATGTGCACCACGTCCTGCGAGATACTTTCACGGTTATTGCAACGCACCGGCTCATCACCCGAGTCGAGAACAAAATTGCCATCGGTGATTTTGAGGTCGAAATAGAGCTCTTTACTCATCCTGCGTATAGTTCCCGGGATTCAATCAGGGAGTCGAACGTTTCGCTGTTTTGCGGGTAGACGTTGACCTGCCCGATGGTTTTGCTGTTGTCGGTTTTAACGGTGTTGCCGCCCATCGCTTTGCCTGCGCCCCCCTGATCAAATCGGGGCGCGGTGATCCCGGCGACTGGCGGCAGTTCTGGCGGCTCAATCTCAACATCACCGCCGACGGCATCGATATTCACCCCGGGGATTTTGTTAAGCTTCTCAACCATCCAGTTAATTGAGCTCATCGTTGTGCCTTTAAGCCACGCCCAGAGCCCGGCAAAGACGCCCTTAACCTTGTCGACAGCCACCCCGGCCATCGCGCCGAACGCGTCAAGCACGCCGGAAATAAACTGGAATGGCGCACTGTCCATAATGGCCGCTTTGAGCTCATCCCAGTGGCTCACGGCGTACCAGATACCCGCCGCCAGCGCCGCTATAGCCAGCACAATGAGCGTTACCGGGCTCATCAGGAACTGCATGGCCACGCCGGCAAACATCGTCGCCGCGCCATACACTTTCATGGCGATAGCTGCCACGCCAAGCGCCGCGCTCCATGCCAGCGTCGCGACCTTGCAGATGCCCGACCAGACCATAAAGGCCCTGGCTTGGATGCCGAGCGCAAGTAAGCCAATCCGGGTTGGCAGCAGGCTAAGATTAAGAATTGAGAACGCCTTGCCCATGCCGAGCAGACCGGCCACAGCTTTAAAACCTGTCCACAGTGCAAAAATCGAGGTGAGCGCCGTCACCACGGCGATGGCCGTGCCAACGTAGCCGAGCCAGCGGGTGATGTTCGGGAACATCTCAAGCCAGCGCGCAAAGGCGCTGCTGAGCTGAATTACCTTGTTGATGGCCGGTTCAAACACTGGCAGCAAT